GATGTGGTCGGCACCGCCAACCGGATCACCGTCAACGCCGACTCCATCGACATCGCCAGCACCTACGCCGGCCAGAGCACGATCACGACGCTCGGCACCATCGCCACCGGCACCTGGAACGGCACCGTCATCTCGGTCGCCTACGGCGGCACGGGCGCATCGACCCTGACCGGCTACCTGAAGGGCAACGGCACCTCCGCCTTCACCGGCTCCTCGACCATCCCCGGCTCCGACATCACCGGCAACATCTCCGGCAACGCCGCCAATGTGACCGGCACCGTGGCCGTGGCGAACGGCGGCACCGGAGCCACCACCCTGACGGGTATTCTCAAGGGGAACGGCACCTCTGCCATCAGCGCGGCGACTGCCGGGACCGACTATCTGGACCCGAACAGCACCCTTGATGGCGGCAGCTTCTAATGCCCAACCTGATCCGGCTGAAGCGCAACACGTCGTCGGGCGCAGCCCCGGCGGCAGGTTCGCTCTCGACCGGCGAATTGGCGATCAACACGGCAGACGGTGTCCTGTTCACGAAGAACGAGTCGGGCACCGTCCTCAAGCTCGTTCCGTTCAACCAGTACGGCCTGCTCGTCGTCGGCACCGGGGCCACCGCCCGTTCCGTCACCAGTAGCGCCTATGCGAACGGCACCTTTGCGGCGACGGGAGACGCCCAGCACCGCATCGGCGTTTTGCGGTTCTCCACCACGACGGCCACCACCACGGAACTGAGCCTGGACGGGGCGGCCGCCAGCAACTCCAACACCTTCGTGTTGCCGAACAACGCCACCTTCCACTTCGACATCAGTGTCGTGGCCCGCAGGACGGACACGACCGGCGAACACGGGGCCTGGCACTTCTCCGGCTGCATCTCCCGGGACGCCACCGCCGCCACCACGGCCATCGTCGGCACCGTCGGCAAGACCACGGTCGCCAAGACAACCGATGCCTGGGACTGCAATGTCGTGGCCGACGCCACCAACGGCCGGCTCGTTGTCAATGTCACCGGCCAGGCGGCTAAGACGATCCGCTGGGTGGCCACCGCCAAGATCACGGAGGTGACCGCCTAATGGCCAAAAGAATCGACCAGCTGAACGATGCCACGCCAGCCAACAGCGACTGGGTGGTCTCCACGATCACGGGCGGACCCGCCAACCGTTCCCGGCTGTTCCAGTTGATCCGCAACGGCCTCGACCAGTCGGTGGACACGGGCGGCAACTCTTTGCCCATCATCGGCCCGACCCGCACCTCGGCGGGCGCGGGTGGACACATCCTGCTGGTTCCCGGCAAGAAGGCGGGCGGTCCCGGCGGCGACCCGTCCACCTACTACGGGCGCATCTATCTGGTCGCCTCCGGTGGCACTTCCCCGGCCAGCGCCGACGCTTTTTTTGCCTTCGACACCGACACGGCCATCCTGGCGGCGGGTGAGTCGGGCACGGGCAAGTCGTTGCTGCTGAAGAGCGGCACCTCGGTCGCCTGCTCCGTCCATGTCGGCAAGAGCCTGTCCACGGGCGCGGTTGTCGGCATCGATGGCCCCCTCCACGCCACCGGCCTGTTCGTCACAGGATCGCAGGGGGTCCACAAGGACGATTTCTCGTCGTTTGACCTCGTCAACCCGAAGCTGCTCTGGCCCAGCAAGATTTCGACGCTGGCCCTGTCCGGCTCGGGCGCTCCCGATGTGGGCCTTGAGCGGGCCAACAAGGGTATCCTCAAGGTCACCAACGGGGCGTCGGGGGGCGGCTCCTTCTCGTCGCCGTCATCCACCCTGACATTGGCGGGCGGCAACGCCAACGATCTCGCCATCGGCGCAGCGTCGTATGTCCGGCTGTCTGTCACTGCCACCAGCACCCTGACCGGCATCGCCCCTCCCTCCGGTGGCGCACATGTCGATGGTCGGAAGGTGAGCCTGTTCAATGTCGGCACCGCCAACCTGGCCATTCTCCAGGAGGGGAACCTCAGCACCGCCTCCAACCGGCTCCGTCTGACGGGCAATGCGGCCAACGGTTCGACCTTGCAGGTTCCCCCAAACACAAGCCTGGACTTGGTTTATGACTCGACTGTGTCGAGATGGGTCGTGTCGGGAGGCAGCGCCGGGGCATCCGGGGCGCAGGGAGCCGACGGGGCCGTGCAATATGCCGCCTCGGGGTTTCTGGCGGGAGCCACAGGTGTATTTACAGATGGATCGGACTTGCGAGTGCAGGGGCCGCTCCTGACCGGCTCAACGAACACGCGGTGCGGCCTCTATGTTGTCCACAAGCTGACCCAGTCGGCCACCCCGGAAAAGTTGACCACGGACGGGCAGGCGGTGACTGGCAGTAATCAGGTGATAATGCCTGATAACGCAACCTATCTCTTTGATATTCTTGTCAGCGCACAGCGCGAAGATGCTATCGGGGAGAGGGCGGCGTTCCGCTTTGAGGGGGTCGCCTTCCGGAATACCGGGGCGGCAACGGTAGACATCCTCATAGTCAGCCAAGTCCATCCGTTGGGTGGCCGCCGTCAAGACAGTCGAGGTGCGCCGTGCCAATTAATTTTGATAAGAGTCCATCCGGGTCCATTACCCTCAAGGCGCCCTCCTCCGGCTCGGTCTCGCTGACCCTGCCATCAGCGGACGGCACCAACCGCCAGCTACTTTCGACCAATGGCTCGGGTGCGCTCAGCTTCATCACGCTGATCGCCTCCGACATCCCGACATTGACTGCGTCCAAGATCAGCGACTTCGACACGCAGGTGAGGACGAGCAGGCTTGATCAGATGGCGGTGCCAACCGCCTCGGTCAACCTGAACAGCCAGAAGATCATCAACCTGGCCACCCCCACCAACGCCACCGATGCGGCTAACAAGGATTATGTCGATAGCGTCAGCCAGGGGCTGGACCCGAAGAACTCCGTCCATGTCGCTACGACAACCAACCTGAACCTGTCCTCGCCTGGTGGCACAATTGATGGCGTCACCATGGTGTATGTGTGGAACGGTGCCGCCTCGGCCATGACGAGAGCCACCGACGCCGACAGCGTCACCAAGCTGAACGGCGGGGCGTTTGTGTTCGTTGAGGAAGGCAACACCTACGCCACCACGGGCTGGGTATTGCAGCAGCCTGCTGGCACATATGTTCTTGGCACCACCGCCCTGACTTGGTCCCAGTTCTCCGGCGCAGGCCAGATCACCGCCGGTACGGGTCTGACCAAATCGGGCAACACCATCGCCCTGATCACTCCGGTCACCACGGCCAACGGTGGCACGGGCCTCACGACGGTCGGCACCGGCTTTCTGAAGGGGAACGGCTCAACCCTCAGCTACGTCACCCTTTCCTCTGGCGATATTCCCGATCTGTCGGCCACCTATGTGACCTTGGCGGGTAGCCAGACGATTTCGGGCACGAAGACCTTTTCCTCGTCGCCGATCTTTTCCACGCTGACCGGCTATGTGAAAGCCAACGGGGCCAGCGCCCTGACGGCTTCTTCGACTGTGCCAGCAGGAGATATCTCTGGTACACTTGGTGTTAGCAACGGTGGTACTGGTGCTACCACTCTCACCAGCAACGGCGTCCTGTTGGGCAATGGCACCTCGGCCATTCAGGCTACTTCGGCAGGCACGGCCAACCAAGTTTTGCGCATCCCCTCCGCTGGTGGTGCGCCCGCCTTCGGGGCCATCAACCTGGCCAGCACCTCGGCTGTCACCGGCACGCTGCCCATCTCCAATGGCGGTACGGGCCAGACCAGCTTCGCCTTGGGCATCCTGAAGAGCGATGGCACCACGCTGTCGGCTGGCACGCTTTCGGCTTCCGACATCCCCGACCTTTCCTCGACCTATGTCACCGTCAACACCAACCAGACGGTCAATGGCGTCAAGACTTTTGCGAGTGGGATCAATGTCAGCCAGATCACGCCTTCGGCGAACAACTACATCGGCTTGGGAGCCTCGGGTACGCCTGTTCGGCAGATTGATACCTGGATTGGCAGCAACAATAACAAGCATACGGATGTCTTCCCCTACAACACCTCGACATCGGCCACGCCTGTTGATCTTTTCCTGGATGGGTCCACCACCCGCATGGGTCTTTCTAATGGCGAAGCCTGGTACTACGAAGCCAAAGTTCTTGGGACTCAAACGGGGGGTACTTCGGGTACGGTAGGTGATAGCTTTGCTACCCGATTTACCGGGGTGATCAAGCGTTCTTCCGGCGGCACAACCTCCATGGTCGGATCGACATCGCAGGATATTGATGCCCGCGACGCAGGGGCGGCGAACTGGGCGACGACAGTCACAGCGGACACCAGCAATAACGCTTTGAAAATCGCCTGCACTGGCGAGGCCAACAAGACCATTTACTGGCAGTCCAAAGTCTCGCTGGTTCGCATCGGCACCCCTGGAGCTAGCGGTGGTGGCGGTGGCGGCAGCGGTGGCCCCTCAAGCGGCATGGTTTAATCTGGAGTTTGACAAATGGCAACTAGAGTAATAGCCGCCCAGGACAAGACCACTTCGGGGGCGGGCGATGATGTCCAGATTAAAGCCGGTAATGCCAACACCAGCGGGGCTGGTGGCCACATCATTATCCAGCCTGGCGCCCAGGCGACGACGGGCGGAAATGGTCTGTTGATTGTTCGCCAGCCTAGCGGTGTCGCTGGGACTGACGAAATTCAATTGTCGCATGACGGCGGCAAGGGCAGTATTATCAACAAGGATGGGGTGCTGCAACTGGGCGGCTCCCACATTGCCCTGCGTACTGTCGCCAACAATGCCAAGACGAATTTGACTGCTGGCGTCGTTTATTGCGATGGACTTTATTCCTCAAATGTCATCAACGCCGATGGTCAGACCAACGACAGCTACGGCTGGGCTATCGACAGCAGCAGCTTCAACTGGAATCAAAGCTTTCACATTCGCGTTGGTTGGTCCCACATAAAAGGATACGCTAATTGTGGCATCGCTTATACCGGCGATAATACCAACGGAAGGCGCGCAACCCTAGAAGTTACGGACGGTAGCACGGGAGGTGGCGCATGGGCCTATCGGTCTTCGACAACCACCGTCAACACCTCTTACAATGATTTGAATTTGTCTGGACATTCAGCTTTTCAAAGGTTGAATGCCACAGCGGCCACCACCATCACCGGCATTGCTCCGGCGTCAACGGCTGGTGGAACAGGCACGCCAACATGGATTCACACCGACGGGCGTATTTTCTGGTTGTACAATGTCGGCACTTTTAATATTACTCTGAAGCATGATAGTGCCTCAAGCACGGCTGGCAATCGTTTATTAACAGAAACGGGTGGGGACTTAATTATTGGGCCGGGTAGGTATGCCCAGTTGGTCTATGATGGCACCTCTTCTCGTTGGCGTGCGACAGCAGAAAACTATCCGTATGTTTTCCCCACCGCCGATGGCACCAACGGCCAGGTTCTGACCACCAATGGTAGCGGAAGTCTTTCGTGGGCAACCGTAAGTGCTGGGGCTACAGCAAGCGGCACCACCAATTACATTGCCAAGTTCACCGGATCGACAGCGGTCGGTAACAGTCTCATTTATGATGATGGCAGCAATGTTGGTATTGGCACAACTTCGGCCCAGGGTCGC